AGCTCTCGAGAATTACCTCAATCCTCCGGCAAGACCTGCATACATTGTGCAGAATCCTAACGGATGCAACTGCAACAGCTACGGCTATTGTGGTTGATTACTGGTAAACGAGAGGAGGATTCAAAATGGCTGAGTTTATTAGTATACCAGTGCAGAATGTCCCCTATGACCAGCCTGTAACTCTTAGCGAACGTAACGGTTGTCGTAAGGGTTACATACAGCATAGAGAAGGCGCCGGTATTGTAACTCTCAAAGGCGCTGTCAATAATCCTTGCGCTCCTTATGCAAGCTATCTCGTTCAGTATCAGGCGAATATTGCTGTGCCTACGGGCGGTACTGTCGGAGAGATTTCACTTGCGGTAGCAATTCAGGGTGAACCTGACCTTGCTTCTCTTGGCGCTTCCACTCCAGCTGCAGTTGAACAGTTTAATTCAGTATCAGGTTCAACTCAGATTAATGTTCCTAGAGGATGCTGTTACACAATAGCACTCGAGAACACATCAGAAACAGCAGAAGCAATCTCTGTACGGAACGCTAATGTTCTTGTTACGAGAATTGGTTGAAAGGAGTGAAAAGTTATGAAGGACGTACTTTATAGAGCAAGAGAAGAAGCTGAGAAGGCTCTTGGCGAAATGGTCAATAAGGGTTTCAATAATGCTTCAGACCTTTGTTGCGCTAAGGATGCTGTTAAGATTCTCACAAACGTTGCCACAATCGAGGCAATGGAGAGAGCACAGTGGACAGAAGAGGAATCCCGTCGTATGCAGAGAAGCATGACGACTGGCGTTCCTTACGGTTCGTCATACACTGACCCTTATTGGGAACAGGAATCTATGAGACGCGGTCGTAATTCCCTCGGACAGTTCACAAGTAGAATGGGCTACGATGACGGATACAGCGGCCATAGTGTCAACGATATGATGGTGCAGTCACTTGAACGCACTATCACTCCAGACATGTCCGAAGTTGAGAAACAGCGTATCTATGAACAGATACGTATGATTCGCGAGCGTAAGGACTAATCTGAAAGATGATAAGCGGGCTGGGGCAATAGTCTTGGCCTGCTTATATTCTTTGGAAAGGAGTATCTCATGGATGTTACGTTTACTGACATCATACAGAATGCCCAGTTCAGAAATGAATACTGGGCGCTAATCATACCAGCCGTTCTGATGGCTTTTGATATTTTAACTGGAGTCACTGCGGCATGGAAGACTGGACATCTCAAATCATACAAGATGCGAGAGGGTCTTAGTCATAAAGCAGGAGAGTTGTGTATACTTCTCATAGGCGAACTCTTTACTTATGGTTTACAGCTTTCTCAGATATTTATGGTGTTCATAAGTTTTTACATAATTCTTATGGAACTTATAAGTATTGCTGAGAACATCGAGAAACTTGGTATTTGGTTACCGAAGTTCATCAAGAATGCATTCCGTAACGCAAAAGAGAAGCTCGAGAATGACGACAATCCTATGAATGATATTTCAGGAAAGGAGGATGCTACGGATGAATCTGACGATGGAAGAAAAGCAGGCAATTGAGGGAGAGCACCTTGCACACTATGGAATACTCGGTATGAAGTGGGGTGTTCGGAGGTACCAGAACAAGGACGGTAGTCTTACCGCTGCTGGAGAAGCTAGATATGGTGGTAAGCCATCGTTTCTTAGCAAGAAAGGTAAGGAACCCAAAAAGCCTAAGACCGACGAAGAGATAAGAGCTGAGATTCTTAAGAATCCAACATCTAAAGAAGTTGAGAAGAACAAGCATCTGTTTACCACGGCTGAACTGAGGGACATGGCTGAACGTGAAAAGGCTATTTCATCTATAGTGTCTTCTCAGAACGTCACAAAGTCAAATCGTTTAACATCTTTTCAGCGTGCAACTAACACAATAGATACGGCGGCGAAGTTTGTTATTGCGGCAGGCGCTATTGCTAGTACCGTTATGGTCGGCAAAGAAATTGTTACTATAATAAAAGGTGCTGACGGCGAGCCTATTAAGCAAACAAAGATGACAAAAGTTATGTCGTCACTTGAGAAACTGAAAGGCGTTAAACAAGCATAAAAGGATGGACTGCTATGTTAAGTAATACCGCGACGCCCAAATACTATGCGGAGTTTAGGGACAAGGTATTAAGACATGAAATAATAGTTAATGAGTTAATCTCAATGCAAATGTGTCTAATAGACGATTTAATTGCAGACCCTCGATACTATTATGATGATAGGGCTATCGACGGCTTTATTGATTTTTGTGAATCGGAGCTAACGTTAACAGATGGTTCTGATTTGCACTTGCTTGATACCTTTAAACTATGGGCAGAAGATTTATTGGGCTGGTATTACTACGTTGAACGTTCAGTTCCAGTCCCTTTACCAGATGGCAGAGTTCGTTATGTAATAAAAAGTGTTAAGAAAAGACTTCGTAACAAACAGTATTTGATTATTGCAAGAGGCGCTGCTAAGTCTATGTATGCGTCTTGTTTACAGAATTATTTTCTGAACATTAACACTGCAACAACTCATCAAGTTACTACTGCTCCCACTATGAAGCAGGCTGAGGAAGTTCTTTCACCGATACGAACCGCTATCACGCGAGCACGAGGACCTCTGTTTAAGTTTTTCACCGAAGGTTCTCTGCAAAACACAACTGGTTCCCGTATTAATAGACCTAAGTTAGCGTCTACGAAGAAAGGAATCGAAAACTTTTTAACCGGCTCTCTGCTTGAGATACGTGCTATGTCTATTGACAAGTTTCAGGGTCTTAGACCTTATGTTACGACAATAGATGAGTGGCTCTCAGGCGATGTAAGAGAAGACGTTGTTGGAGCTGCTGAGCAAGGAGCTTCGAAACTTCCCGATTGGCTGCTTATTGCGACTTCGTCAGAGGGAACAGTACGAAATGGTGCTGGCGACACTATAAAGATGGAGCTAATGGATATTCTCAAAGGAGACTACATTGCTCCTAATGTTTCTATATGGTGGTACAAACTTGATGACATTAAGGAAGTTTCAGACCCGGCGATGTGGATTAAGGCTCAACCAAATCTGAATAAGACTGTTCAGTACGAGGATTATCAGCTTGAGGTTGAAAGAGCAGAGCACTCGCCATCCGCGCGCAATGATATTCTTGCAAAGCGTTTCGGATTACCGATGGAGGGCTTCACTTACTTCTTCACTTACGATGAGACGAAGGTTCACACACGCAAACGTAGTTTCTGGCAAATGCCGTGTGCTATGGGCGCTGACATGTCACAGGGTGACGACTTCTGCGCGTTCTCCTTCCTCTTCCCACTTAATGATGATGCATTTGGTTTGAAGGTTAGGTGTTACATCACTGAACGAACACTTAACAGATTACCGCTTGCGTTAAGAATGAAGTATGAAGATTTCCTAAATGAAGGAAGTCTCATAGTCATGAACGGAACAGTATTAGACATGATGGAAGTTTACGACGATGTTGAGAAATACATTAACGCAAACGAATACGATGTATGCTGTTTCGGATTTGACCCGTACAATGCTGAGGAATTTGTAAAACGTTGGTGCGCTGAAAATAGCAGTTTTGGTGTTGAGAAAGTACCGCAAGGCTCCCGTACGGAGTCAGTACCCCTTGGTGAGATAAAGATGCTTGCCGAAGACAGAAAGCTTTTGTTTGACCAAGAGCTAATGTCCTTCTGTATGGGAAATGCCGTGACTCTTGAAGATACCAATGGCAACCGGAAACTCATGAAGAAACGCAGCGACGCTAAAATTGACGCCGTTGCATCGACAATGGACGCTTATATCGCTTACAAGGCGAATAGAGAAGCGTTCTAAGAAAGTAGTTAGGTGGTGAATTCAAAATGAACGAATTCTCAGAATATAACTGTCTCTGTCATTATGGTGTCCTTGGTATGAAGTGGGGAGTTAGACGTTTTCAGAATAAGGACGGTTCGTTAACGTCGGAAGGCCGTCTTCGTTATGGCGGTGAAAAAGCTGAAAAATATAGAGCAAAATTACTTGCTAAAGCTCAGAAAAAGAATCTTAAAAAGGGCATACTATTAAGTAGTGACAAAAACGGATATATCAAAGCTACTGGCAAATATGACAAAGCTATAAAAAAGATAGAGTCAATGTCTAACGAAGAGATGGCACAAAAATTAGCAGAAAAGAAGAAAAAAGGAATGATTTCGGCTACTGCCGGTGTCGTGTCAGGTGCCGTAGCTGCTACATTGACAACGTTAATGGGCAGAAAAGTTTTAGATTCTCTTCAAACGGTGGTCACTGACGAAATGGGTTTCGATTTACCAGAAGGGCTGAAATTTAAACAAGATCCTAAAGAAATAGTTAAAACGTATGCCACAAGAACAACATTAACTGCCGCGCAAGCATATGTCTTTTCACAATTAAGATACGATAGAAAACTTATTGATCAAATTAATAAGTGAGGTGATTTACGATGAACAACAATTATCTTTCACATCACGGTATACTCGGTATGAAATGGGGAGTCAGACGTTATCAGAATTCTGACGGTTCTCTTACTTCGGCTGGAAAAGCACGATATGGTGGAAAGAGGGCAGAGTATTATAGAAAATCGTTGCGAGAAGATGCTTCGTTCTTGTATAACATGGCACCAAGCAATAAGAGACGGTCCCGTTACGATAAAGCAAACGAAAGACTGAAAGCTGCGTCAAACGATGAAATAGCCAAGTCTCTTGTGGACAGAGACAGAATTGCTAAAAAAGGCGCCGCTATTGGTGCCGGTTTTGGGCTAGCTATTGATTTACTATCGATTTACGGCGCAACAAAGATTTCAGAAACTAATCCTGCATTTTTTAAAGGAACAGTTCTTGAAATGGGCTTAATGAACTCTTTAGCTATTCCGGTTGGAGCAATCGGTGGTTATTTAGGAGGTCGTGTTGTCTCCGATTATAAAACTATTAAAAAGGCTGGAAAAAACTAACACTCCCAAGGAGGTAATCCAATGGGTTTAAAAGACAGATTACAGAGAGCATGGAACTTGTTCTCAAACAGAGACCCCACAGTTTATAACAGGAAAGACTTAGGAATGGCCTCATACACAAGACCAGACCGTAACAGACTGGCTCCTATAAACGAGAGGTCTATCATTGCGTCAATCACAAATCGTATAGCAGTGGATTGCGCACAAATTGATATTCGGCATGTTCGACTCGACGACCAGAAACGGTACAAGGAGGACATTGACTCAGACTTTAACAGAGTTTTAGTCGACAGAGCCAATAAAGACCAGACTGGAAGAGCGTTTCGTCAGGATATTTTCGCATCTATTATCGATGAGGGTTGTATTTCTATAACCCCTGTTGATACCGATGATGACATTGACGAAAATAGTAATTTCAGAATCTACACAGCTCGAGTTGGAAAGATTACCGAATGGTATCCTGATAATGTCAAGGTGGAAGTATACAATGACCGTAACGGAAAGCGTGAACAGCGTACCGTTCCAAAAGAATCTGTTGGTATTGTAGAAAACCCGTTCTATTCTATAATGAACGAACCTAACTCAACACTCAGACGTCTTACACGAAAGCTTAACATGCTTGATGAAATAGACGAACTGACGAGTAGTGGTAAACTTGATATTATCATTCAGCTTCCTTATGTTGTAAAAAATGCAACAAAGAGAGCCGAAGCTGAGAAACGTCGTAAAGAGATAGAGAGACAGCTAGTCAATTCCAAATACGGAATAGCGTACACAGATGGAACAGAGCACATTACTCAGCTCAATAGACCAGCTGAGAACAATCTTATGTCACAGGTTCAGTACCTTACAGACATGTTGTTCTCTCAGCTTGGTAT